ACTTGTTCTGCTCTATAAGTTTTTGTGTTTATATGTTCTAAAAGAACATTTGGTTTTGGTCTACTCATATATACGTACTCCATTATGTACGTATATATTTATCTTTTTATACGCAGTTTACTACCAATCGCTTTTTTCGCCAATGTTAACTTCAATAACATCGTTGTTACCATTTGCGTTCTCTTTAACAAACTTCTCAAGATCACCGTGTAGTCTTGCCATAACTTCACCTAAAGTAAAAGCAAGACGTTTAGCATTTGCTATATCTAACTTTACTTCACGTGATTGTGATTGCTCTGCGTTTTTAACCTGTTGAATGAACATTTGGATAGGATTAGTGTTTATAGGTTCATTTTGCATTTGCTTTTGATAACTCCTGTCTCATTGTAATTTCTTTTTTGAACGGTCCTTTTGATTCGTAGCGTTCAATAGTAATTAGCTTTGGACAAAAACTTTTAACCCAACCTTTTTCAAATCTAATAATGTAGTAACCTGCGGCATACAGACTTTTGCTTTTTGCACTTTTTGTAAACAACGGTAACTTATTTTTTACATCATACATTTCATTAAACGGTCGTACACTTGTAGGAAAGCCATGTACTTCAAACTTAATATCTTCTTTGTTTTCATCAATCTTAAGATCACTCCAAACAAGATCGACACCAAACTTCTTTTTCATTTCTTTTTGGTTGTCAAAGAAACATGTTTCTACTGCACTTGAGAACATGTAACGATCATCATTCCATGACATAGTGCCAATTTTTTCACCGTCGTTCTCTACAATCCAGAATTTATCTTTCAATACTGGTTTCGCTTTTAATGTCATTGTGGGTACCTCGCTTGTAATGGTTCTGAAAACTGTGCCGCTTGATCTGCAATACGTTGCATATCCCATTTAGCACAGAACTTCATAAGACGCATGCCTACTTGACTGACGTCTTTAGGCGTCATAGCATCTTTAATTACGTCATTAATAATATTTCTAATGTTATCAGGTTGTGCTGTCAAGTCGCACAATATAACATTGCGTTGATAGTCATCTAATACACGATGCTCTACACCTTCATGATCTACCCAACGCTGTAGCATCATGTTGTTCCAATTGTAGCCTTTTGTATCTTTGTCAGCAAATGCTTCGATAAGACCTACTTTGTTCTTAGTACCTTTTTTACGTACACCTGGATATGCACTAAACACGTTATCACTTGTGTCGCCTCGCATACACTTTTCAAATAGCATAAATGCAGGATCGGGCGCAGGCTTTGCCTCTTTAGTTTTCTTATCTATAACAGGATTGCCTTTGTCGTCAAAGTAACCTTCGTGTGTAATAGTAACGTTCTGTATACCATTGTATTGCTTTACATTCGGCGCTACAAGTTGTGCAAAGTCACCATCAGTACTAATAATAATATGTGTATCGTTAGGATGTGACTGTACCCAACCAGCAATAAGATCATCTGCTTCTAATTGCGGATGTTGCATAACTGTACAGTTAGTTTTGTCTGTAACAAAAGACTTGAACTCATCGAATATCTCCCAAAACACTTTATCTTCATCTGCTTGTGTAGGAGTCATTGCATCGCGTGTTTCTTGTCTGTTACGCTTGTAAGGCACATAAAAGTCTTTACGCCAGCTACGACCTTCTAAGCAGAACACAACATGATCTGCATTAAAGTCACGCCATGCTTTCTTAACGCCACTAAGTGTAATATGTAGGGCCATGCCTACTTTAGTATCTAAATCACCACGTACAACATGTCTTGCACGGAAGAAAGTGTTAGCAGTATCTACAAGTATATAAGTTGCCATTAGTTTGCCTTTGTATAATTTATAGTATTATTGTAGCACCAGATCTGGCTTGTGTCAACCACAAAATTCTTCTTCAATATAACGTTTAAGTTCATGATCGCCTACGTTATCTGGTACTTCGTTCTTGTAAAACAATCTGTAACTATCACTTCCGTATTTGCCAATACCATATAATTCTGTGGCATCGTCTCCGTCCCAAGTAAGATAATCTTCGCTCATTTGACGTAATCTTTTTTCACGTACATTTACCATGCCTAATGGTTTTATAAGCATCTTAATTGTGTCAGATGATGTGTTAAGTAAATGCACCGGAGTAGGACAAATGCCAAACAACAACGGCAACACTCTTTTAACTTGTTTACGGTTAGTTTGGTTTAAACAAATGACACCTACCATATGTTGCCATACAGTAGACACTTGCTGTTGAACCATTAAGTCATCTCTCATGATACTTCGCTTTTATCTTTATCAATCTTGTTAACATTAATGTATCCTGCACCACGATCAGTGTCCATACCTTCTTCGGCTAACATATTGTATACAATATCTCGAAACCAACGATCTACAATCTCTTCTTCAGGATCGTTGTCAACACCATAACCTTCTGTGATCAGTTGCTGAATAAAGTATTTGTTCCAATCAAGCTCAAAGAAACCATTTCGAATGTTATCTTCGTTTACTTTCATGTCGAGTACATTTACCCACGGTTCTTTTTTACGTGTGTGATATGATTTAGGATCTCTTTGCTTTTCTATAGCATCTTTTTCTGCTTGTACTTTTTCTTCCTCAGCAGTAATACCCGTTATATCTTTTAACCATTTTTTCATATTAGTCCTTTCTCCCTTAGTTCGTCGTCTAAGTTCTTTTTAATCGGAGCCTTCATTGCTTTATCAAGTTTTTGCTGTCTTAACAAATCAAGTTCCCCAGGCATTTCCGAATAAGCTGATGTGGAGTCTTGGAGTGAATCTCCATCCTCTTTCCATGCAGGCCTCCGCCACGTCTTTAACGTTGAGACTATATTCTTCTGAACGTCCTCCAAGCGGCATAAGATATACTGGACACTCGACGCCTGCATCACGGTATTCGTTAACAGCTCTCGTAACTTCGTCAAAGTCTTCGTTAGTAGCCACAACAAACTTAAGATACATGTCACTACCGTCAACACAGCTATACTCATGAGCAACGTTAGGTTTAATAGCAGTTTCCCAAGGTTCTCCACTGACACTAAGTTTTGGGGAACAACTCCAAGTGACTTCAAATCTGTCTTGATTGTGGAGATAGTTGTAGAAGTCATTGTGTAAATGTTGTGTAGTGTTTGTTTCAAATGTAACATTTTTTAGGTCTCTCATACGTGGATGTTCGAACAGTTCTACATAGAGTCGTTGCCACGCTAACAACGGCTCACCGCCCGTCATAATTAAATGGATATCCTGTCCATTGTCCATTGTCCACTTACCTTCTGGAGTAAGTGAAAGCAGATGTTCTACGACTTCTTCTACTTCTGCTTGTTTGTTAAAGTGTTTAAATTCTGGATAGATACTTGCGTATGTATCACAGCCTGTATGTATAATAGGCAAATCATTAAACTCTTTTGTAGTTTTATGCACATCTTTTGCAATTAAGTCTGCAACTTCTTGATTGTGTATAATACCTTGTTTTTGTTTTTCGTCACGCATTGGCTCATTATCTAAACCAAAGTTCATGCAACGAAAGTTACAACCGAAGGTGCGTAGGAATACACTGGGTACTCCTACAAACTTGCCTTCGCCTTGTACACTATAAAATGCTTCTGAATATCTAAGTTTCATAATCTATTCCTATCTATCACAAGCATATGATTGTTGGAGTTTAATATTATCCATAAACTCTTTCTTAGTACCAGGGTCATCTTTAAATGCACCTTTGAGTACAGTTGTTTGTGTAAGACTACTGTGTGCTTTTACACCTCTGTTTTCAACACAACCGTGTGTTGCTTGTACATAAACACCTAAGTGTTCTGCACCAGTTGCTTTTTGAATCTCACGTACAATGTCGTTTGCAAGTTCTTCTTGTAGTGTACCACGTTCAGCACACCATTGTGCAATACGTGTATATTTGGATAAACCAATCAGTTTGTCAGCGGCAATAATACCAATGTATGCAACACCTCTTACAATCTGATGATGATGTGAACACATACTTGTAAGTTCACTACGCACAACTAACATACCTTCATAACGATCATCGCTATCATTTGGAAACGCAGTAGCCGCAGGCATTGGATCATAACGTCCTGCCATAAGTTCATTGATATACATCTTTGCAAGACGTTTACCAGTTCCCATGCTGTTAGGATCATTATATCTATCAATTACAAGTGCATCTAATACACTTTCAAATGCAGTTGTAGCTTCTTCGATTAGAGCTTCTTTGTCGCCATCTTCTAAGACGTCACTGATGTTGTCGCCTGCCCAATGACGAATGTTCGCTTTCTGCAAGCGGGCTTTTATCTCTTCACTTTTATCCATTTTTTTCTCCGATGTTAAGGCAGTGGATTGCCGTTAGTAATACAATGCACAATATAACTTACATTATACATTGTATTTAGGTTTTTGTCAAGCACTAAACGCTTGTTCCTGGTATTGATGCATCTACTTTGAAATACATATCTATCATTTCAAGTCTATCATGCGCCGCGGCCATTGCATCCAATTCTTTTTGAATTGTTTCCATGATATCGGAATGTTCACCGATACCTACAACCTTTTGCATGTAAACTTCAACGTTAGTTTTGTGCAACTCGATCTCTGCTTCTGCATGTAATCTTGCCGCTTTTATCATTTGTTGTCTCAAGAGCATAAGTCCTTTCCTTAGTACGTTTGTTTAGATGGAATGACGCCTCGTACGCCACCTTTCGGCTCTTCCGTATCTCCATCACGTCGGAAGATTAAATGTACATGTGGATACATGCAAGTTTGTCCTGCACTTTCCCCAATGTTCAATCCTATATTGTAACCACTTATTGTAGTTTTATCAGATGCTACATTCTGGTTACCCATTTCAACTGCAAATTTAAAGCATTTTTGTAAACTGTCTTGGTCTGATTGTCTCGGAACAATCAACAAGTGTCCTTCTGTAACAGGAAACTTATCACGATACACAATAAACTCTCTTGTGTTTATTTCAATATCACTCCAAGGAGCTCTACCTTCTTCTTGTGCTTTTTCTAATGTATCAATATTCACTTACGTTCTCCCAAGGATAAACAAGCCAAACATCTTCTTCTGCTTTGTTTACTTCGTGACATGTGTATGCAATTGGATTAATGGATTCACTTGCTAAGTTATCTGTAAGAGTCGCAAATTTTACATTATTACCCCATACACGATTCCATTTAGGATCATCGGGCAAACAACTTGCTTGCCAGTCTTGTGTAATCCAATTGAATGTTGCGCCTGTATCGTTAATATCATCAACAATTAGTATTTTCTTTTCTAATGGACTTGCTGTTGCAAGTGTACCATCGTTATAACCAAATGCATCTTCAGCCATCCAACAGTTGCTTTCCTGATGACTTTCGCCATCACGCAAACTTACTTTAATTGCTTCACAACGTATACCAGTCATGTTACTAATAATAGTAGCAGGAACATTACCGCCACGTGTGATACCTACAATGTAATCAGGACGCCAATTGTCAGCATACATCTGATTAACAATACTGACGCACATTTTTTCGACGTCAGCCCAACTATAATAATGTTTCTTAATCATTTCTTCCACTCGTCCATTTCAGTCTTTATAATGTTATTTTCTGATGTATCTTTTGCAATACCTAAAGCCAACGATTGTATATTTTCAAGTATTCTTTGACACTCGTGCGCATCATACTCTTTGCCGCTTATTTTACTATATTGATTACGTATCCTATGAATTTCAATAGCCATACCTTTCATTGTATCAAGTCTTCTAATCAAATCTTCAATTGTGTGTAGCATCTACCTTTGCTCCTCTTGCAAGATATTTCTCGTTAGCTATCCAACGATAGCCTTCGTTTTTAACCCAGCGTACAAAACCCCAGTTTTTCTTTTTACGTCCCATAAAGAACAAACTTGTGCATGGAATTTCTTTGCCGTTTTCATCTTTAGCAAGTTCTAACCAATGTAAGTCGTCTGCACTTCTAAATCGTATACTACCTGGACCACGCCATACTTTAGTACTACCGACAACATTACCTTCTTGTGAAATTAAAGGAATGTGTTCCCAATAGCCTCCAGCTAAAATTACTGCACCCCAGCCCCATGGATGATCATGTAGTGTAGGTTCATCACTTACAAGAACTTTGTGCAATGTTATGTTAAACGGAAAGTTCTTTCGTTCTTTCAAAAATAGATAATAACGGATTAGGTATTCAACCTTTCCGTCTCTACTTGTTATTACTCTCCGTCTGCCAAGTTTCTCCATCAATTTAGAAAGGAATCTCGTCATCTAAACCTCTTTCTTTTTGTTTACCTTTATAGTCCTGTTCAACCATTTTGTATACAGTTCTAAACTTTTCAAAAGCCTTTTCAAGTGCAGGATATTCTTCGCACATTCTGTTGATATCCTCTATATGCGGCATATGATCTACTAAAGCATTAGCAGGTTTACCGTAAATTGAAGACGTATCAAATGTTAAATCATCAGTTGTTACATAGTCAGATACTGATGTAGTATCAATTGTAAAACTGCTATCTAATGTGTAACTACCTATGTCGACAGTAGGACTTAGCATACTATCGCTTGATGTTAATGTTATAGTAGATACAGAATCAGATGAACTTAGATTAAAATTATCAAAAGTATACTCGTCGTCATTCATTTATAAGTGTCCTAT